AAACTTGAATAATTTACCTTCGGATGCTACTCCTTTTGACTGAATGGCGTCTCTAATTTGAGTAATATGTCCACCGAACTTATCTAATTCGCCCATTAAATCATTAATAATTGCTTGTTTTGGTCTTGCCATGTTAGTTACCTCCGTTAATCTTTTTTAATTCGACAATAATTTGTTCGAGTTCATCTTTAACCATGAACTCTGAGACATCTGGTGCCGGTCCGGTTAATCCAATAGGCCCGGGTTCTCCTGGATCCCCTTTTAGGCCTTTTTCGCCACGGTCTCCCTTTTCGCCTTTAAGTTGTTGCTTTTGGCTTTCTGTTAAATCTTCAAAGCGTAATGGCTCGCCTTTAGGGCCCGGAGGTCCTTGCTCTCCTCTTGCACCATCTGCACCATTTTTACCCGGCTCACCTGGTTCCCCTTTAGGTCCAGGCGGGCCTGCATCGCCTTTTGGGCCTCTCAATTTGATTATTTGAGTATGCCCCTCAATGACTACTGTATCCCCTTCACCTGCATAAACGTTAATATCACTCATACTATTTTCCTCTGTTGCTGACACCTTCAAGAATAGTTAATTGCCCTTTAATAAGACATTTGACAGGTCTGCCTTCGGCCCAAATAAATAAATCCCATACGTATCTGCCGTCAAGTAATTCTTTTGTATCCAAAGAAAGGATAATTCTACAGCGTTCACCTGCTGCTAAATTATCCTTTGATACTGTGATATTAAATTTGGCTTCGTAGTGATCATCTTGAACAAACTTTCTTACACAGGAAAACAAATCCTCCGGCTCTACTGAGCTATTATATCCGATCGTTAAGGTGATAAATTCGCCCTTAACAGCAGATAGATTATGCTTGACCGGCGTCATCATCTTCACCCATTTCTAAATCCATTAGATCATTATGAATGCATCCTTCTGTTGGGCAAGTACCGTCGGCATTTAAAGTAGCCCAACAGTACTCACAAAAGTGCATTACTGGAACATCGCTTTTAATATCTGCCATAGTTATTTCACCGCCTTAATCTTAGCAATCATTTCCGCATTAATTTTCTTAAACTGTTCTTGTAAATCGCTTATGTCACCGTTTGCTAAACGTCTACGTATCAGCGCTTGGTCTAACGTTTCAAATCGTCCATTGTAATATGCACGAATTTCGGCAATTTTTTCTGCCTTCGTTAACTCATGAACTGGAGCAGATACAAATTGACCTCCTACATACAATTTGCCTTGCATAAATTCATCTAGCATGCTGTCCCCATCTGCAGAGTAAATATAATCCGCTGCATTAGGGTAATCTTGCTTAGCTAATGCTATGAGTTCCTCTTTTGAAATTGTATTATCAACAAAAGAAGTAATTCGTGCACCTTTTTCATTTAATACAAATACATATTGGTTCATCTTTTCCTCCCATTATGCTTTACCTATACATAACCAAGTGAAACTCCCGGCACTCCCTCTATTAGCTAGGAAACGGATAGAAACTTTATTGTTAGCAGAAAAACCACTATTCCACGTTAAATAGAATTCGTCGCCTCGTGTAGTGCTGCCGGCGATGTCATCA